TAAGGATGACAAAGAACTGTTTGCTGCCAGCCACACGCAGCTGGTTGCTTTTCTGAAGGAGTACAAGGCGTTTGGCCCCCGTGTGGAGGGGGCAGACTGGGGTGACAAGGACAGGACCCGTGAGATCCTGGAATTGAAACGCAGGTTGAAAGAATTAGAGTCGATCAGGCCGGTTACTGGGCCACCCGGCCCCGCTGGCCCCGCTGGTCGTGATGGCAGAGATGGCGAGCCAGGGACGGCTGCTGATATATCCGGCTTCTCGTCGAGGCTGGAGTCCCTGGAGCATTGGCGCAGCAACTTCCGGGCAACAATCCGTATTAGACTGCGTCCGGTGAAGGAGTGATGTTATGGCTAGTGCAGTGGATCTTCAAAGCCTGTTGGAAGCGGCGGCTGGTGAGCGAATTGGTCGGGCGAGTGATGCCTCTCAGACCACGCTGGTGCTGATCGACCGGGTGTTCACCAAGAACCTGTCGGAACCGGATGTCATGGAGTCGGCGGCTGCTCGTCAGCTTCTGATGCGTGAGGCACCTATCAGCTCGCCAGGTTCCTGATGCTGACAACCCCTGAGCAGCGTGCGGAGGCGGCTCGTCTGGTCGACTTGGACGAGCGCGGCTTGCTTCTTGAGGCGGTCGCGCTCGCCCTGCGACTGGGTGAAACGCAGGAAAGGGCAATGCAGGATCTGGTGGCTCTCGACCGGGAGTTCATCAAGGAGATCAGTGATGGAGAGTCCAGCTGGGGAAGTCTACCGTTCGAAGGCGAAGAATAAGGGCTTGGTAGCCAACATCTGGGCGCATGATATTGCGCAGCGACTCAAGATCAGGAGGAAAATAATGGCTAAGGACGCTGGTCTGGGTGAACTGGACGTCGGGACGTACCCCAGCAACGGAGCGGTCAACGTCGTAGACAATGGCGGTTTTTGGAAGGGCGTTGCCATGGCAGGGCTGGCGGCTGGCGGTCTTGGTGCCGTCAGCGGTCTGTTTCAGTTGAAACCAGAAACAGCAGTCACTCCACCAGTGTACTCCCCGGCTATTGAGTCGCAGGTGCGTCAGTCCCAGGAGTGGGAATTAGAGATAATTAGCGTGGACGGCAAACCGGTTGTGAAAGGAATCACCCGTGGCAAAGGTAAGGCCCCATAGGTTTGGCTACCGTGCGATCATCCTCCCCGAGGATGTCTACGATGGCGACAGCGCGACGGCGACGGTCTCTCTCGGATTTGGCGTGTACCTGCACCGCCAAAAGCTGAGACTGTTGGGGGTTGATACTCCAGAGATCAGAGGAGCCACCAGGGCAGCTGGGCGTGCCGCCAGGGACTTTGTGAGGGAGATGCTGCCTGAGGATGGCGAGGTGCTTCTCAAGACGCACAAGGGCCGCAAGAAGGGCAAGTGGGGCCGTTGGCTGTGTGAGCTGTGGATCGAAAAAGGCCCCCAGCAATTCGTCTGCGTGAATGACGAGCTACTGAGGGCCGGGCACGCTACTCGCTACATGGGCTAGGCTTCTTCGATGTTGAATTGAAGTTTGAAGTCCTCTGGCCGGTCCCCGTCACGTTTCACTATGAAACTGTTCTCCACGGGATATTGGCCATCCAACGCGTCCAGCGTGTAGATCACCACGTCCTCTGGGAGCAGGTGGCCTCTGGAGATAGCAAACCATTCGATCATGGATTGCGGGTTGGGGAAGTCTAGTGACAGTCGGACTCGACCATCCGCGGGCACTTCCCCGGTTACTGGCACGGTGGCCTGAAGTTTCTCTTTGTTGTCCCCGGCCAGCCTTTTCATCAGCATGTCGTAATCGGTCAACGCAACATCTCCATGGAATACCACTTCACTTTCCTCCCCTTCACATAGACACTCGGCACAAATCCATTCCCCGGTGGGGTCCTTCACATATTCCTCCATGTCATCAGGGCAGTCGGCTGGGACACGGTTGACGTATCTGCCGCTGCCCCACTCCACGCTGTGGCCGCACTCGTAACAGTTCTCGCTCATCACTTCCCTCCTTTCGGGTCCTGGAAGTCAGTCCACTCCACGAGACTCTGGTACTCTTTTGTCAATCCGATCATCGCAAAATACTCGGCGCGGTATGTGTCGATGAATCGTGTGTTGAATCCTGCGATGATCTTCCCATCTTGATAGCTGAGGAAACAAACCTCATCCCACCGACCTGCGACAAGCCCTTTCCGCTCGACAAACCACGTCGCGCTGAAACCGGTTGTGCAGCCGCTGCTTTCAGCGGACCAATTGCAGGCTCTTCCCGGTGCGATGTTTCCCATCTCGACAAGCATCCACATGTAGTCTATCGGGACGAGTAACTTGTCAACCTCCTGCGTGGTTCGTGGCGTTGGTGTTGGTGGTGTTGGTGTTGGTGGCGTTGGTTGGCGGTTACTCGAAACTTTCATTGCCTTTTCCTTTCAAAAAAAAAGAGGGGACGTGGCCTGGAAGCCACGCCCCCCGCGGCCTTGATCAGCTGGCCAGTCCGCACAGGCTACCGAACACCCCGTGCAACTTTTGCGTCCGCTTCATTGCGGTGGTCACGGGGTCCTTTTTACTGACCTCAGTGAACGCATTGAACAGCGACCACGCGGTACCGCCACCGTGCATCTCACGATGGTGGTCCGATTCGTATTCGGCCAACACTTTGGGTATCGACGCGTTGGGGATAGCCCCCACCCGCATGGATTCAATCAGTGTGTCGTTGAGGCGGTACCGTCCCAGCTGGGTTTCTTCCATAGCCTCAAAAAGGCGCTGTTGGTGGTGACGGGCCGCCAGCAATTTTCCAACAGCGTTGGAAATCACCCCGGGTAAGTCCCTCCGGATGAAACGCGTGTGACGTCGCGTCACCCGGACTTCCCCGGAGAACGAGAGATTGTCACAAACAAAGACGCCAGCACCCATTGCAAGAGCACTAGCGAATTTCTGATCGTGAGAGTTTCGCCACCCCACAATCAGTCCGGTCTTCTGTTTGTCCACGTCCAGTCGGTCAACGTCGACCTGGATCATCCCAAATGCCCGTTGACCATCCTCCGTCATCCCTTGCGCCTCCGCAACGACAACAGGCCCCTCAAGACCTTGCCCATTAAGGGCACGGTGGATTTCAGCCCGTACCGCCCCGTGGGACACTGGCTGATAGGTTATGTGGCCACGTTCGTTGCGCTTGATCGGTGGCAGTTCCACATGGTCAAGTTGTTCGGGCTCAACCGCTTGGGCCCCGCAGTGCAACATTAAGTTTAGTCGTTTCGTCATGACTTCCCTTTCAAAGTGGTTGGCGTTGGTGGTTGTTGGTGGGATTAGTAGCTGGCCAACCTCAACAGCACCGTCCCAGGTTGGTGATTGTGAGCTAATCGTCACGATGTATCAAGTCTATTACTAACATTGACAGCACCGCAACTGCAATTACCGCGATCGTAAACGCGGGCCCGGTCATCCGTGACAGTCCTTTCTGTTAAATCCCGTAGAGTAGTTCATCAGCTTCGGCCCAGTCTTTTGCTAGTCCCACGCTAATCAACGCGTTGACAGTGTCCCGGTGGCTACCACCATCTCCGCGGATAGCGTAGGCAATGTTCCGCGTGGCTGATAGCACCCCGTGGACGTCAAGTAGACTGTCAATCTTTGCCACCTCTATTCTGGCGATAGCGTGGGCCCGTTCATTTTGTTCTGGCATTCTGCACCTCAGTGGACGTTGTTGGTCTCGTATTCAATTACAGTGATACGTTTATCCCAGCAGGCGCGGCAATCGCCACAGGCGTTGGCCTGCATGTGAGCCGGACAGCGTCTCCCGTGCAATCGGGCCCCGGTGGACACGGTGGACGATAGGCGCGGGCCCCACTGCGGCGGTGGCCCGTCGATCATCGTCCCGGAGAATCTCAACGCTAGGTTTTTCGGTGGCATCCCAGCTGATTCCCAGTGATCGCGCTCTCTGGACGGTGCCCAGTGTTTAACGCGTGGCGTTTTGTCGCACACCTGGAAAATAGCCCGGGCCATTGTCGGGGATTGACAATCCCCAGAATGGAACCACCGGAAGTAACCGTCCCCGGAATCGGCGATCAGCCACGCCATTGCATCACACCACCGATCTAGTCCGGTGGTGGTTTCAGCTGCAATATTGAATAGGTCAAGCGCGGCCTGTAATCGGTCTTGCACGGACTGGATACGATAGAATCCCCTGAGCGCGTAGCATGCTGAACACACCGTCCCGGGCTTCCGTGCTAGTAGGCTCCCCAGCTGGCAAGTGGACGCTGGGATTCCCCAACTATACCCAGGCATCTTAGACGGGGCCCCGAGTCCACCGGTAAGGCCCCGGGCTAACGGTTTCGTCATCTTCATTCTGAGTCCTTTCAATTGTGGAAAAAATACCGCGGGCCATCATAATGGTATTGCACCACAACCGCAATCTTTGTTCTAATCCCTCTCGACAATTGTGACTCGTAATTGAAAGGGCATACAGAATGGCTATGGCACCCTCAGCACAAGCAAAGGCCAATAAGCAGCACGTGGTCGTTATTGGCCACGTCCCGGGAAGCCCGGGGTTGTGCGGTTTGTTTATTTGGAATCCGGACGGATCTCGGCACGGAAAGGCCCCGCGGGGCGTGCCGAACATGGTAGTTGATTCGGATGGCGGTCTGGAAATGGCAAGGCTTGGTTTCAACCGCGTCCAGTTCCTCCGGGCTATTGCAATGGATTCGATCGGGGAAAAACCGATCCGGTGGATTGATTCAACCAAGGCAATCCCAGGAGGGGACGACGAGTGATCACCTACGAAACAATCCGCGGGTCTCAGCCCACCCGATTCAAATATCGACAGCTGTCCCAGGGACGGCCTACCGGGGTGATTGTTCACCGGAATGGTCAAACCCTATGGGTGACGGGCCCCGTGGAAAGTCCACAACAACGGTTCAACAACTGGCGTGACGCGTCCCGATG